CTTCCAGTTGTACCACTACCAAGTGAAATTCCATACGTTCCGGATTCATGTATGCCTATAACCTTGTTCTGGTCACTAATGAAACGGCTCTAGATTACCACCTTCTCTCCTAACTTTTTACCTCTATGAGTATCATTTTTGATATGACAATTTGTACAATATGTAATACCATTATCTATTGTAAATCTTAATTCTGGAAACAAAGAAAATGGTTTAATATGATGTACTTCCAAATAACCACCAGATTGTCCACACCCTTTACAGATGTAGTTATCTCTCTCAAAACATTTACTTCTCCACTCTTTATATTCTAATGAATTTCTAATTAATTTATTTAATGTACTTGTAAATCCATTCCATTCTTCTACTGAAATGTTTTGTTGTATAGCACTAATTTTCTTTCTTGTTTCTAAAGTATGTCTACCCCATTTATTTTCTTTACCTTTCATTGGCGGGGTTTCATTTTCCCATAATTTATATTCATCTTTCATACCTTTATTCCATGGTATTAATCCTATTTTAAAATGAGTTCTACCTGTATTTTTAGTTATTCCATGATTAGAACAAAACAAACTACATAATTTTCTACCACGTTTAGCATGACTTGGACTGCATTTAAATTTCTTATCACATCTTTCACATATTATTTCAACTCTCATATCTTTACTCATGTTATATTATAGAATTTATATTGTCCAGATATAATTCTTGATTTAATTCCAACTTGCCCACCTATGTCTCCCTCTTCATCTATTTCGGTGGCTGAATTAATTTTGAGTTCATGCAAATTGCTTAACTCGCTTCCGTTTGTCGTAAATTGAATATTAGCCAATCTTGATAAAACTTGCTGACTTATTGAATCCTTTTCTATTTCATTTCTCGCCCAAACTCTTATTTCAAAATCTAATACTATATCCTGAGCGGTTGTTTGCATACCTGCTCTAGTGGCTGAAACATTTTTAATTTTTAATGTAATCAAAGGATACTGAACCGCCTTGACTGGATAACTAGACATTACGAAAGAACTCTGACCAGCACGCTTGGTGCTAATTGGGTCTGTTATATTAGAAACAAAATCATTTTTAATAAAATATATTGTATCTGCTAAAATATTTGCTTTTGTTACCATGTCTCGCTTGACGTAAATTGACGTAAACAATTCAGCCGAATTGTTATGTATTATTTAATTAAAAAGACTTTAAATATCATTACATTAACAATATATATTATAATTTTTTAATTTCTTCTGCTATTATTTCTTTAACTTCTTGTTTATTGCGAGCCACAGAATTTCTAAAATGTGACCTTGGTTGTCTGTTCACTCCCCCAAATTCTAAAATCTTTGCATATTCCACATCTGTAAATACCCAGCCACTATCTCCTAAAGTAGTAACATCTATGGAACTCATAAATCTTCCACTATCCACGCTTCTTGGTTCATTTCTTTGTCCTGCTATGCTTAAAACTACCTCTCCTTGCATGAATAGGGTGGCTCTGTTTATTCCCACATGAGCATTTTGGTCTATTTGTCTTTTCTTATTTTGCAGCATTTCGTGAGTTTCTTTAAGTCCCTTAATTTCGAAACTTATCATTATACTACCCCACTTTCACCCAAAAGGCTTCCCGTACCACCAATCATTCTTATATAAATTTGTCTGTATATTGGGGTATTTAAAACATCAACTTTACGATTGAATAAAACTATTGAATATTGTTTATCTATTTCATTTCCAGGACTGCCTATTCTTATAGTTGCTGACATTTCGCTTCCAGTTGTAATTAAACTTCCATGAATGAATAATCTAGAATCGTTTTCTAGCAGTTTACCTTGTTGCATTAACAAACTTTCAGAACTATTAAATCCACCCTTATGACCATATAAAGGAACTACTAACCCACTTGTCCATAAATCTGTTCCACTTTGTGTTAGAGTAACATTATCATCATACACACTTCCGACTGTGCTTGTAAAATATTGCACTCTAATTTGAGTACCTCCATTTTTAAAAATGGTTTGCATTGCTTGAGCTAAACTTAATGATATATTCAATATGAAATACTTTGCGCTAATTTGTAATTCTTGCCTAAAACTTTGAGTTGAATATCTCCTAATTTTCTATATTGCTGACTTGTCATATCTAAACTGATAGCTCCTAGATTCAATTCCGACAAACTTACACTCCTAGCAGTGCCATCAGCATTCATAAAATCAAACACATCCGCCAAAGCAAAATTGAATATTACATTTTGAACATTTTGTGGTATTGCAGTTGCATCTATAGGATTGCCTGTATATTGAGAAACATATTGTCTGGCAGAATCTACCAAAACTATTACATTGCCGGATATTCCTGGAGATAGATTTGTAAAACTGCTTGTAATAACAGCAGCAATACTTCCAATACTAGACAAATCAGACATTTAAGTATATCTTACTGTAACATACAATCCACTAGTTCCATTACCCAATCCAGAACCAACCACCCTCAACAAATCACTGCTAATAACTTGTTTTGTTTGTACACTACCAGCAGTCCATGCAACTCCTTGATTATCAACCATTTGAACAAAGGGATAGAATGTTTGCATATAACTTCCCGCTCGTAATCTTATTATTAAATTTGTTTGAGCAACATTATCTGTTCCGCTTAAAAAAATTGAAAGAGAACCAGTATTTGTGAATGTGTTACTACCCAAACCAATACTATCTATCGTACCATTAATTGGATAAGAACTATAAACATCAAACAATCCTCCAGCACTTGCTGTTAGACTTCCTATTGAAAATCTATACTCTTCAATTCTCCCGCTTTTTAGTGCCATTTTAAATTACTTATAATCCTACTGCTATCCAGTTATATGCTAACCCGCTTTGTCCACCAATAGTTATTCCGCTTGTGCTATATGTTCCAGTTCCACTTACTACATACGGATACAATGTACCCGAAACTTGTGGTGTTACTGTAACTACGAAACTTCCATTTGAAAATGCTCTGCCAAATATAATACTTCCTGTTGCTGCAAGTAATTGTCCTGTTACTCCCGCTTGTACAAATGCTCCAAATAGTCCTGGACTGCCTGCTGCTGCATTTCCCACACTAGCTGGCAATAGAGCCCCATTAGCATTGTTTATTCTGTTGGCTATTAAACTACCATTTGCGAATACATTTAATCCACTTATACTATCAAATCCAAAGACACTTCCAGTTAAATCTACTTGCTGTTCTTTTAATTCCTGACTTCTTAATCCATCTAACATCTCTTCCTCCTTTGTTTATTTAATTATGAATATCTTACTTTTTGTTAATAAAAAAAGTAATAAAAAAATATTAAAAATAAATTACGTTTTACGTTGTAGTTATTTTACTAACTGCTTTGTTTTTCAATAGTTGTACATCAAGTCTTTGCGTAATAACTGCTCCTTCCATGTCAAAGGTTGGCAATGTAACATTCTCTACAGTAACATCTCTTTTAATGCCAATACCATAACATTCCCTTCTATCCAAAACATATGCGTTAAGTCTATAAGTTGTATCTGGTGCTGCATTACGAGAAAATTTATGTAGAGTCATTCCATATACTCTTCCTAAGTCACCTGTCTGGTTGGCTGTTACTCCACCCCACTTGTTTGCTTCAGCGAATGTATCAATGTTCATTAAATCCATTAATACTTCGTCTCCGACAATCATATCTGTTGCTTCAAAGTCTTGCGCCCATAAGTTCTGCATTGCAGTTGTTATATTTGCAACTGTAATACTTGCTCCACCTGTAACTGTAGTATTAGCACCATCAAGGGCTAATAAAATCAATTTGTTTTCGTTTTCTGCGAACCTACGACCGAAAGTTCTAATTTGGTCCTGTAAAAGAGGGAATTGTGAATCTTCCATCATTTCCCTGGTAATTCTGACTGCTACTCCATACTTCACTGGTGTGAATGTAACGGATGCATAGTCTCCTGCATCCATGGGAACCTCAGCACCCTCTCCAACTTGTCTAACTTTACCAGTGCTTTGCACTTGCAAGTTTACACTAATTGTAGAACCGGGTATCTGATTGGGACTCAAAACGAACTTTGCTAAACTTCTATCAAGCAAATATTTGTCAGACTCTTCTATCAAAGTAGAAAGTATAACCTGTGGTATTAACAATACACCTTTCGATGCGTCATCTCTACTCAAAATTTCTCTAATCTTTAAAAAAGCCATTAAAATCTGAAATCAACAAGAGTGAACAAGTTTGTTCCACTAGCACTAGAGGTTATGTTTCTTCCAATCGGCGTTCCTGAATAGGATATTCCGTTTGGCACTGCTCCAAGGGATTGAATAGTTCCACTTATTGGGTAAACTGCTCCTCCACCTGAAATAACTTGCGAGCTTGTTGCAAAATATTGTCCTCTGGTTGCGATTGATATTAAGGTATTACTACCCGCATTATACAAAGCTATGCCATTAGCATAGTCTGAATTTTGCAATAAATCCACAACTATTGAGCCAGGTATGTAACCTAATACAATACTTCCAACTACATTAGCTGTTCCAGAATAAACAACAAATTGACCACCGCTAATTACCGTTCTAGTTGTTGCTGTAAAACTTCTTGGTACTTCACTATCGAATAATATATCTACTGCTCCACCATTTGCTGGTGCTCCGAATCCTGCCATTATCTATATTTTCGAGTGACAGTAAAAGACCTGTAATCTTGAATAATATTTACTTTGTCTTTCTCATCCAAATTGATTTCTTCTTCAATTTCGTTGTCTGAACTCTCTACTGATAAGGGTGTAACCGCCTTAACTTCTGTCTTAACTTCCGCCTTAACTGTTACTTTATTCATTTCCGTACTTTCATCTTTTCCACCATCTTTAGCGTCTTCTTTGTCCGCCTTTATATGTGCTTTCAATGATTCTTTTGGAACCATCTTGCCACATTCTGGGCATTTGACTTTGTCGTTCGCTTCAGTTTCTAGTTTTAACATAAAGTCTTTGATAGACTTAACATCAGATACTAGTTGTGAAAGGATGTCAGTTTGAGCTTTGAGTTTTTCATCAGTTTGATTAATTCTTTCCTCAAAATTAATTGAACTTTCAACTTGAACTATCTTTTCGTTCTCTGTCATTTTCTTCTCCAATTTAATTATATCACTAGTTAAACTAGTGTCATTTTTTGAATGAATATAAGCCTCTTTTAAGGCAAGATTAAAGTTACCACCATGATAAGTGAATTTTGCATCTCCATCTGCTGGAACTGCTACTAAACTAAGTTCTTTAAAAATAATTCCTCTAGGAACTAAAACATCCGAATCACTTTCAAATCCTTTATCCATACTTGTAACATTGGCACCGACACTTACCGTGTTAAGGTCTCCACTCTTAATTAGTTGTCTAACTTTTAAACCAGATTCTGTATCGTTTATTTTTGCTTTAAATATTACATTTTTTCCCTCTTCGTTAAAACTTGCCTTGATAACTCTTCCCACTATGCTGTCTACGTTGTTTGAGTGGTCTTTAAGCAGAGGAACATTTGTCAAACTAATAGCCGCATTTGATAATTCTTCTGAAAGAAATTTATGATTATTGTCCGTTGTGGTGGAATTAATTGCTATGCCTTCAATTACAAAATCAGAGTTTCCAGTCTCACCAGTAACAGAAGATTCAATAGTAAAAGGAATATTATAATTTAATTTGATACTCATTAAGTTAATAACTTACATTTACTATTTAAATCATTAGATTTACATTATATATTATCAGTTTCTGCATCTAATAAATCTATATGAATAAATCTTGGTTTTTGTCTGGTTGTTTCTTTTCTATGTCCGGTATTGTCTAAGGGTTTTTTTCTTGCCCCTTCCAACCATGGGTCTGTTCCCCAAAGTTCATCCGAGAATCCTGCAATAAACATTAATTGTTTTGAGTTGCCAGGTTCCTTGATTAACACAGGAACTACATCTACATTTAAAATTGAACTAACTGATTTTGCTGGTATGACTATATCTCCCACGTGCTTTGCTGTTACGAATCTTTGTCTAGTAGTTCTTTCAATTTTTACCATCAATTAGTCCTCTTCCACATATATACCTGAATATAAGGGGCATTTGTTCCAGCGACTGAGGATGCTCCTGTGATTGTTCCGGCCGGAGTTCCCGCTGAAGTTCCTGTTGTATGCGCTACATTAGCATTGTTTCCTGTATTCGACGCATTGGCAAATTCAGTGTTTGGACGTCCAAAATATCCGGAACTGCTTGAGGCGCCAGCGCCAAACAAATTCCAATCTGCGGAGCCATCATTTACCAGCACGTTATGACTGTGTGTTCCTAAAGAATTTCCTGTAAATGATAATGCTCCAGCCGCCCTGTTTTCTTTATCCGTCAAAGCAGTTCCTGCGGTTCCTTCAGCAGTTCCACTCGCCGGAACACCGACTAAATACAATCCTTGAGCATAAGCTACCCAAGTTCCATAACCTAAAAGAATAGATGGATTGGTAGATACTACTGAAATAAAAATTGAATTAACCGGAAATGCCTCTCTACTTGTTTTGGATATTCTGCTCATCTTATGCTTATTATTTGAACCTCCGTACTTGTTGCCCCACTTGATTGAACCATAATACTGCCAACTCTTAAATCAAAACTCATGCTAACCCCATTATTCATTCTTAAAGAACTTCCAGCCGCACTTGCAGAACCATTAAAATTAAAATAAATAAGATTACTACCCACATTATCTATCATAAAACTGTTAGATATTCCAGAAAATACTTGTGTTGTATAAGGGGAACCCGCTAAGAATCTATAAATCTCAAATATGCTAAATCCTTGAACAATTACTGAACCAGTTATAGCGCCAGTTATGCTTCCTACTCCAGTTAATATTGTTGAACCAATATTAGTTATTGCAAAACTTCCTAAAACTATCCAAGGATTAGTTCCTTGATTAACAGCGCCAGAAATTCCAACTGCCCCAGTTAAACCGCTAATCATCCATGGCGAAATTGATTGATTAATACTTCCAGTAATGGTTTGAATTGTAAAACTTCCGATTGTTTGAGGATTTACTATATTAATGCTTCCAGTTGAATATATGCTTCCAGTTTTTGTATATACTTCTGTTGAACCCGCAGTTGTTCCGCCATAAGTATTTACCGAACCTGGCACTGCGACCCATAATGATTGAGAGGCATCCACCATTGCGAAATTTGATTGATATTGTATTCCCGACCCTTGAATTGTTACTCCCATTTATACATCCTGTTTTTTAATTTCCTCTAAAATCCTCCAAAGCAAATATGAATTTATTAAAGGGCTTTCAGCAGAACTTATTCTGTATCTTTTGTTGTTTGAGTTTAATAATTGCAATATACCATTTATATCTTTCCAGAAGTTTTGTATCCTTTCATCGTATAATTGGTTAGTATATGGTTTTGTGCCATCATCTATAGGTTGTTTTGGTAGAATAGGCAGAATATCATCTAATACTACTGGCAACTTATAATCTTTTGTTGCTCTATCTTCTTTGATTTTCATTGAGTTATCTCCCCTTCTATTATATCCATTATTCTGTTATTATGTTT